CCAGCTAATAATCTTTTATGTAGTTCAATGTTTTTAGTATAACTACCATCTGTTAATCCTTTCTTTTTAGCTTGAGACCATGGAGTACCTGTAATGTTTTCCCATTGTTCAGAAATTGTACCACCTCCTGCAAATTTATTCAATGTAGATATAGCACCACCTACTTTAGAATACTGTGGTATATTCTCATCACCTTCTTGTTGAGGTTTATTTTTAGAAATATTTTGTAGCATCCAAAGAATCTCTTCATCATTGAAATCTCTTCTTAAATCATTAATTGGTTGCATTGGTTGCCAATTTTCAGAATCTCTTTCTTTGTTTATATAATTTTGAAATATTTCAGGAGTTATCTGTTCAGTAAATGGATCATATACACCTTCTTTTTTTGCAGTCATTCTAATTTCACCAAGTCTTGCTCTAGTTTCATGAGGTGATGATACATAATCATGAGCAAAAGATTTCCAATTTTCTGGTGCTTTTTGCTTTCTAATTTTTGCATTTTTAGTATCCCAATCTACCCAGTCTTTTAATTTTGTATTAAATTCAGGATCTTCAGGATTTTCACCCATTTCAATCATTTGATTTTTCCAATACTCTTCACCTTTTGGTAAATAGCTTCCTTTTTTTTGAGCTATTTTATAATCTTCATTATCTTTCCAATTAGAACCTCTATGTGTAGTAATATACATTGAATCAGAAGGTGGTATTACTCTATTATGCCATTCTGGAGAATCTTGCGGAAATCTTGGATCTTTATATAACATCCAATCTGGATAGTTTTGTATTGTATCATTATCATTAACATACCAACTATTTTGTGTACCAGCAGCCATGTTAACAAGTTCAGGTGTTGCATTAGACAATTTTACACCCATATTATATGCAGGATGATCAGTTTTAAATAACTCTCTTGGTCTATCTGATGAATGGATTAATTCATGTGTATATAAAGTTGGACCATATTCATATCCTCCTGGAAATACTTCAACTTGTCCTGTATCACTAAAAGACCAGGCTGCTGGTTGTATTCCATCTGACTGTTCTTCTGATTCTTTTTCCATTATGTTTAATGGAGGTAAGTCAGCTAGATTTTTCTTTCTTAAACTTGTTAAGTAGTCTGCATTTTTTTGATTACCTTGAAAACTATTTAATACCATTTGATTATACATAGGTGAATCATGCCAGTCTTTAACAAACTGCAAACCTTCTTCATAATATTTAGGTTCATTTACCTTAGCAGTTTCAATTGCTTGTAATCTTTCTTGTTCTCTATTATATGCATCTATATCAGTTAATTCTTGTTCTGTAAGTTCTTTAGTTGTAATAGGTTCATAATAAAGTTCTCCTGTTTCAGTTTTTGGTAAATCAAAAGGTTCTTCTGAAGCATTTAAAACTTCAATAGATTCATTTTGAGTTACTGGTTTTTCATTTTTATTTCTTCTTAATTTTTTAGATTTTTTATCTTTTGAACCACCATCTATAAATCTATTTAAAGAAGGTATAGAAGGATCATCTATCTCTTCAACTATATAACCACCCTTAACATATTTGTCTATATCTTCTTGAGATAAATCTAATTCAAGATAATTTTTTTCACCACCATCAACAAAATACATTGATGTTGGATCATATATTTTCTTCTTGTAATTCTTTTTTTTAAGCAAAGGATTTTTTGCAAACAATCTATTTGTAGCTTGAAGATTACTAGAAAACTTTTTACTACCTCCTTTTTTCATCTGAGGTTTATCTAAGTCTGAATCTTTTTTCTTAGCTGCTGGTTCCTTCTTGCCTAAATCATTAAGTGCCTGAAGAAAAAATTTTTTATTATACATTACCTTGGAGACATTTGAGTTTTAGTATTAACAATTTTCAAGATCATATTTGTATCTCTTGAATCATTTTTTATAAGCTTGATGAAATTAATATAATGTCTAAATTTCTTTCTTTCTAATAAAGGTTTTGTATAATCTAAATTCAAAGGATTTAATATTTTTACATAACCATTAACTGATGTGACCCATACATTTTCATCTGAATAGTTTCCTAATAACACTGTAGATTCTGGAGCTGGTAAATAAGGACCTTGTCCAGGAGGATATCCTGATCCAATTGGAAACTCACCTCTATCTTTTGTTATATCCCAGAATTGATTTATTCTGTATTTGTTTTCCTCTTTAGAGTAAAGGATGTCATAACTTGCTTGATTAGTATTTAATCTTGGAAACTGTAATGATAATGGTATGTCATTTTTAGGATAAAGATTTAAGTTAAGGTATCCGGATGCTTGTTCAGAATTAAATACTATAGCTTGATCAAAATTATAATCTAGTACATGATACTGATCCACACATATGTTACGGTCCCTTCTATATGCCTCTAAATAGTATTCTAAACTTTTAATAGTATTTACTACTTGAGCAGTTACCACCGGTAATTCTACTTCAAAAGGATATTGCACCCCATAGAAATTACAGTAATCATTACAATTAACACTATGTTTCCAAATACTATTATCTTTTATAGTAAAGAATGATCCTTTACTTGGCACATAAAAGTTAGGATGCCAATCATGAAATGATAACCAGTACTGCATTTTTGGATCATAACTAACTGTCCATGAAGCATCTTCAAAATATCTTTTATCACCAATCTTAGCTTTAAGAATTGTTGATACACCACCATTCTGAGTTTTAATTAAAAAGTTATCATTTACATTATCATAAGTTACTAATCCTTTATATTCATCTTTTAATTTAAAATCTCTTTTAGAAAAATATAGTACACTATTATCATTATCATAACTTGCTGAACAACCAATACCAGCTACAGGATTATCTGTATGTGGGTATTTTGGAAAATCTTCAAGAAGTTTGAATGGTAAAAATTCACTAAACCACCATTTCATTCCTGTTTGAGATATTTCTTTTAAACCTTCAGCATATGAGAATATTTTACCTTGGTTCTGTGAGATATAAAAAAGTCCAGCCGGAGTTGATACTACACCATATTTATTTTGTGATGAACCATACTCATATGGTTTTTCAGCAACAACAACATTTTGAGGAGGTCTTGAAAATAAGTTTTGATCACCTACGGTAACTGCAGTACCACTTGTATCTAATTGTAAAGTATCAGTACCTTGAAAAACAAGAGGGCTATCATTTTCAAATGTTATAAACATACCTGTCTTAGCAAAGTTTTTAACTGAGCTTAGAGTACTTTTAAAGTCTACTCTATTTAGAGGGAGGTATGTTAGCCAACCATCTATAAGTTGATTCTCTTGTTGCTTTAATGAATATATAATTCTATTTGGATATGATGTATAACATAACTCTGCAACATTTGGATTATATGTTGTACCTTGTAAATAACCTTGTGTAAAGTATTGATTGAATATAAATCTTGATGCACTTAATGAATAATCATAAGCATAAAAATTACCTCTAGCTAGTATATCAGGATTTGAATCAAATAATGATGGTAGATCTGTATACTTATATTTACTATAAGGTCTTTGCCAAGTAAATGTACCAACATCTCTAAAATCTGTAATTACTTCAGACTCAACAAAGAAATCTCTAATACCATTTGCTGAAGTATAAAAGTATGAATTTTTAACAGCTAAAAATCCTGGATAACCTGGAAACCACGTATTAACATTATATGCATAATTTCTATTATCCATATCATAATAACTAGATGGTACTAAACCATCTCCATAATCAGGGTTATTAGAAAACCAAGTTAGTAAATTATTTAAGGTAAAATCACTTATATCCCATGGTTGACTATTTACTTGAAACTTAGGTTCAGGAATCATTTGATTTATAAAATAATTCCATTCTGTTTCATCCGGAACATTGTAAAGCCAATCAAAAAAGAAGTTCATTATATTCTTTTCTGTAAATCTATTTACATAAGTATCTCCTCCAAAAAATACAGGTGATGATGTAGATTTCTGTGTAAAATCATTTACTCCACATAGAGTACCATAATTTGATGTGGCAATAGTATTTGGTCCAGTTAGCGAAATAAAATCTAATTTTTGTTCACATGGTGTAGCTACAACTTGTTGTATTTGTTCTAGTTGACCATATTGATTTTCTTTTCTATATTTAATTGCAACATAGTGACTTGCAATTTTATTTATAAAGTTTCTTCCTTTTCCTTTTTCAGTCCAACTAACTTTTCCATTTCCTGTAAAAGTACTATTCATTGCTGCTGGATTATGCGTTCTAATAGCATAACCTAATGTCATAAGAGATTGATCAGTACTATAACCAGTAGACTCAAGTATAAAATGGGGTCCTTCAATATCACCTGAACCATCCCATTTAGTAGTTCTTAATACAACTAACTTAGGTCTTTTAATATTATTTATTCTATATTTTACCGGAAGACCTGTTGCATTATCAATATACTCAGGTAATATTTGAACTTGATCATCTACATATTGACCAGAAGCCATGACAAATCTTTTAGGTTTAGTAGCATCATGTGGATCAAATAAATAGTATTCACCATAACCAACTTGTTCTAAAGCATACTGTCTTTTCTTAGCAATTGCATACATTACATCAACAGCAGTTTGTGTACCTTTAATAAAGTAATACCAAAGATCTCCTCCTACAACTAAAGTATTTAAAAAACCATTTATGATAGGACCAAGCATTTGCTTACCCGTATATGTTTTTTCATAAGTTGGTAATGTAAAAGTATTAGAACCCCCAGAAAGTGTTGATTGTGCTGTTTGAAAAAAACCTGCAAGTGTATCACCTGGTGTAAATAAATCAGCTATTGGTGAGTATGTAGCTAATGCTGCATCTAAACCAGTAGCTGCAGAATTAGCTGCAATAACACCTAAGTTGTTCATAGCTTGTCCAGTAGTTGAACCTCCAGCAATTGGAGGACCACCAACAATATTCCATGCTAAACCATAAGGTTGTGTAAAATTACCAGCTGGATAATTTATTTTTATTTCTCCTAATGCATTTAACAAAGCATCAATAATACCATTTGCTAAAGCAAATAAAATAATTTTATTTGTTAAGAATTTAAATCTAGGATGTTTACTTGGTTCAATAAAGAATTGTTCTGCTTCTCCTCTAAGTACACCATATATTTTTAATTCTGTTGTATTCAAATAAGGATTAACAAAACTAGTATCTGGAGAATGAAATGAAATAATATCTTGAGGTATATTCTGATTTTCTTTTTGATTATTATTATTTCTTTTAGTAATATAAGGATCATTATACAAATAGTCAAAACTACCTAAACCTGTTGCATTTGTAAGATTATTTAATTCTGGTACAATACAGTTGTAAGGATAATTTGCATATAAACCAATTACATCATTTTCAGCAGCACTTCCTCTAAGATTGTAATCTCTAAAATTATTTATAATACCTTTAGCAAGAATAGTTTTATTACCATGTCTTGAACCTCTTAGTATTTCATAACCTACAATACCTGGTATATCATTTCCGTCATTATCTTTTGGCAATATAATATTTGAAAATTCAACTCCCATTAATCTTATATAATAACCAGAAGATTTTCTTATAAAGTGATTTGTAAGATAACTTGTATTTTGATCAGGAAACTTATGATGTCTAATTGGTTTACCACATAAATCATAATCTGGATTAGTAGTTAATGTCCAGCATTGAGAACTTGAGTTCCAAACATCAGATTGAAAATCTGGATATTTTTCAGAAGACTGCCAGTAACCCATATCACCTCTTGCAATAACAACACCACCATCAGGTAATGTTTCAAGTCCATTTATTGAACCTGCAGTAACACTTGCTGTATTTATACTTTCAAATAACATTGTATTACCCGGTAAAGTAATACCGGCTATATTTGAGAAAGGATCAATTTCATTATAAACTGTACCATTATATGTATAATTTCTAGGTGGTCTTCCTGGAATATGATATGATGCAGATTTGTCTCCAGTATCATAAACCCATCTGATAAAAAATGAATATACTTCATCTCTTAAATAAGATGTGTTTTTTCCTCCATCAACATAATAAGTTTCTGGATATTCTATTTCAACCCATTGAGTTCTTATTAAGTTTGCTAATGGTTGATAGTTAAAATCAAATTTAGAAGTAGGCCCTACTCTTAATAGATAATCCATTACTTCTGTCATTTGTCTTGACTTTTCTACAACCGGGCTTCTTAATAAAAGTTCTTTAGTACTTATAGCAGGAGTTGATTCACTTATCTGATCTAGTATAATGGTTTTTATTCTTGTAGAATAATAACCTACTATACGGGCACTAAAATTTTGATCAATAAATCTTATTACAGCTAACTCAAATTCATCAAAGTTTTCTTCATCTGCTTCAACAGTTATTTCAAGAGAGCCCTTAAAGTTTATTGCATTTGATATTGGTTGTGTATATGTACTAGAGAAATAATCAGTTACTCTATATCTATCTTTTGTATAAGCAATAGCAACAGCATATGAACCATTATCTATAGTACCAGGTTGATTAGATAAGTTAATATCTAAACATGGTGTTTTAACTAGAGTAGCTAATCTGATTCTATTACAATCTAAAAAACCAGGTTTAACTGGAGTACATATTTTACAAACTGTTGGTCCAGATCCATCAACTTCACATTTTTCTTCCCATGGAATATTCGGCCAAAGAATTGTAACACCCGATTCATTTGAATATAAATTACCATTAGTTGTTGATGATCCACCTATCCAAACATAATTATCTTCTGGCCATGTTTTTGGATCACCAATATTCATATATCTATCAGGATTTAAATTATCTGCCCAATAGACTTGCCAAGTACAATCATTTAATAATTTAGAAGCTCCTGTTATTAAATGAAGTTTATTAAAGTTAAGACACCTATCTTGTACAATTGGTCTATAGTTACAGATATCACCTTCAAATAAACCTATCTCAGACATTAAAGGTTTTGTATCTTGTATATCATAACCAACTGTATATATGATCCATTTATCACTAAATAAATGTATAGCACCTATTATATACTTTTTGAAAGCATTCATTGTTTGTCCAGCAAGTCCACATAAAGCATTAGATTCCTCGTTAGAGAGTGTGCCTAAGTCTCCCTCTGCTGTGTTGTTTACAGCATTCCGGGCATGTGTCCACATTCCTTCTTGTACAAATAAAGGATCAGAGTCTTTATTTAAACCCTTAATAAAGGAGTTTGTATTCTGTTGGGAAGTATCCTGTTGATTTCTCTTTGCCATTACAATACTCTTATATTATTACGGTTTCTATAGTAAACATTATTTGGTGAATAACTTTTAAACATATCATAATACTTACCATATTGAGCTTTTCTATTAGCCATCCAAAGTTTTTCAAGTTCCTTGAAGTTAGGAGTATTAACTAAACCTAAAGCTTGGTTTCTAGCTGCTTTTAATTTAGAAGCAATATACTGAAGTTTCTGACCAACATCTTCTCCGTTCATTAATAAATTTTCAAGTATTCTTTCTTTTAATGCATACTCATAGTATTCATTAAGAAGTTCATGATCAGGAACAAGTAAATTACCATTATCATCTTCTAAAGTAGATTGATAATTAAGATATACTTTACCTTCTTTAAAAGTTGTATTTAAAAAACCATGTTTTATCCATCCTTCATTTACAGTATTATAATAAAGATTTGGACAATCACATTCAATTTCTTGACTTGTCTTCATCCTAAGTGGATAAAGATTTCTATAAACTCTTGTTGTAGAAGGATTTATGATTTGTATTAGTTCATATGCTTCACCTTTACAATTTAAAAATACTCTTGGTTTTATAGCAGTATCACCATATGGTTGGCCAAGAGAATGAGTTATACATATACCTTCTTGTCCATTATAACAACAAGGTTGATTTACTGGAGCTTCACAAGAATTCAAATAAGTTTCACTTGGAAATTCTCTGTATGGTACTTCTTGAATATTAGTTCCTCCGGCAAAACCATCATAACCAACATAACCCACATTATTTTGGAAGTCCCCGCAAATTAATGCATAATTAAATGCATAAAAATTATCAGGCAGTTTAACTTTATTATGGGTAACATCAAGTATAATTTCCTTTTGTTGATTTATTCTCAACCCTAAATCATAATTAATTTTTCTAACTAGTTTGATTAACTGTTGAGGCTCAATCATATTTTCTAAAGCAAATGTGTACAAATCAATTGTAACATCTTCTAGAAGTTGATCAAAGGTTCTATATTTCAGAGTATAATTAAAATCCATTATCTTAAGATATTTTGACTGTCATCAGTTGGATCAACTGGTATTTGAGCAATCATGGTTAATTCTTTTAAAGCAAATTGTTCTATTTCAGAAAATAAATATTCTGGAATATTAAGTGGTTGATCTTGTATAAGTTCACAGTTATCTGAATCACATGTAGGAACATTATTTTCAAATATAGCTTCTATTCTAATTGCATCCCAATCTATATTAGGACAGTATATGTAACCATTAAGATACCAGAAGTAGGGTCTCTTATTATATTTAAATGTTGTAGATTTAGTTATAGAAACCCAAGTACCTGGATCAGTTCTAAACATTTCTATACCACCATCTATAGAAGATATAGTACGTATAATAGGACCAAACATACCATCAAGAATTGTAGGTAACTTATCTTTAGATCTTTTAAAATAACATCCAGAATAAACTCCTACACAACCAGCCTCCACTTTATCAACATCAATTAACTCTACATAGGGAAGAACTTTAAAGATCTGACTCATCTTCATTAATCTAAATTGATTGTCTTCTCTTTTTATAAGAGTTTTAGCATACTTTGTAAGAACAAAATATATCTGTCTATCAGTAAGAAAAGAATCCTCCTTTACAGCTTTTAAAGCATTTCTTACTCTTGATATTGCTTCTCCAATATTTGTCATATGTCAAATTCATTATAGCTTTTTAAAGCTTTTTTTTCTTTATTAAGCGCAATACTTTTATGTATTGCTTTATCATATATTTTCCTAAGTTTAGTTGTAGCATTAACTACAACATACATATTCCAATTTTCTGAATAGTTTTTAGAAACACTTCTTTTAAATTCTCTGCATGCAACAAAACTCCAAAACTCTCTATTTCTCATTTTATGTTTAGGAGCATGACTTGTAAAAAAGATTTTAGCTAACTTACCATCTGTATTAAAATTATTATTTGTTACTTTTAAACCATACTTATTAGACTTTGCATAATCAATATTACTTTTCTTACTTGATTGACATGTCCCAATAAATAACCATCCAATTGTTTCAGGTAACTGAACTCCATCTCTTTTTTCAATTACTGTATTAAACAATAATTTATTAAAAGCTTTAATAACGGTTCTTAAATAATAATTATCATAGTTTTTATACTTACTATGTTTCTTTTTAAAACTATCAAAGAACTTTTTGTTCAATACACTATACACTTCAGATCTATATCTTGGTGCTTTTAAATTTGGTTTGTTAAACTCCTTCATATTAATATACTAAAAATAAATGATATTAGCAAATATACATAAAAAACAAAACCCTCACTAGTGCGAGGGCTTGCCTTGTTGTCACAGAAACCAACAACCTGTAACTTTTTTTTTATCCTATAACTGTTACTGAATAAGTGCCTAATCCACCTGGTACAACTTCAACAATTGAAATATTATTGGAATTATCAACAGTATATGTATAATCAGTACCATGTATATATGTAACAAATGGTAAAGGTAATGATGCTGATTTTACAGAGATAATTATATCTGCTGTACCTAGATCATGATTTATTGTTTGATTACCACTTAATGCAGATGATGTAAATTTAGCCACATCAGCAGCAATTGTTACAGCAGTAGCAGAACCACTTAAACTAATACCATTACCAGCAGTTAAACCTTTAGTTACTAAAGCAGGACCAGTTCCATCATTTACTAAAGTTTCTGTTCCACCAGCAGATGCTAATGATACAGGACCTTCTGTATTTGTAATTGTAAAGTTTGGATATGTACCAGTGATATCAATACCAGCTCCTTCAGTTAATACTACTGTTTGATCAGGAGCATTATTAGTAATTCTAATTGCATCTGTACCAGGTACAGTACTTGCATTAAGAACAATACCTGTTCCAGCTACAAAGTTTAATGTATCTCCAGGAGCTTCAGCTATCTGAATATTTGTAGGATCATTAGCAGGTCCCCATACAAATCCTGAATCAGGATTAATTTGAGCTCTGTCAAAATCATTTGGTGGAATAACACTACCTGGTACAACTGAGGCACCTGTAACATGACCAAAAGTATCAAATATAAAAAAGACATCTTGGATAAAAGTATTACCAGAGTTATCACTATTTAAGTTAGCTACACTTGATGTATCTTGATGAGAAACAGTTACTGTTCCTGCAATTGGATTTTGAGATATTAAAATACCAGGACCTGCAAGAATTGATGCAAGTATATCATTTTGAAATACTGTATCAAAATAAGCTTGTAAGGCAGGTATATCAATAGATACAGTATATGTTGTTACATTACCTACTGTATTAGGAACTACATCTATATAAGTAGAACCTACAACCTGAGTTACTGGACCTACTGTATTACAAATATAGTTTACTAATTTAGTAATTACTGTATCTAAATAATCATATCTTTTGATTACTGTGTCTGTATTACAAATTATATCAGTACCTGTATATACAATGCACTGAGAATTAAATACCTCCGGGCATGCAGGAGGACACGGAGGAGTAACCGTATAGGTATTGTTACATCCGCAGTTTTGATTACATGTGTGAGTTGCCATTTTTTTTATTTTAAATTAAACATATATACATATTCTTGAATTAAAATTAATTCATTTATTGGTTTTATAAATTTCTAAGTTTAACAAACCCAATTCTTATTGCATCACTTCCATTATATGCACCACCAGCATAATCTTCTCCTGTTAAATTTAACATTCTGAAAATTACTTCACTTCCAACATTTAGTGTAACTACACATTGAGCAGTAAGAATTATGTTACTATCCATATTTGCAACTATACTTTTTGAAGCTCCTGTAAATATATCTCCAGAATTTGTTCCTCCACTACATATACCTATATCAAATCGTCCATCAGAACCTGTTGTTTTCCAATATGCAGTATTGTCTCCATTAGCTTTTAAATAAGTAGACATTGTTAAAAGATACTCACCTTTTTGTGTTATTTCAAATATACCCGTAGTATTATCAACTGTTAAGAATGTAGAAGTTGGAGGAGCAGTTACTGGAAATGTTGCACCAATGTAATTAGTTCCTCCATAAGGGGGGATAGTAACATTTACAACAGTTCCGTTAGAATCCATGTAGTTGTATTGAAGTACATCTTGTACTCTTTGACCAACAGGATAATTATTACCACCTTTACCAACCGTTTTTCCTGGTGCATTTACTACATTTGGTATTGTTGCAGGAGCAGTGTTACAATTGTTTGGTCCTCCAATAGTTACTTGAGCATAAAAATAATCTAAACCATTATTTACAACTGGTGCTTCAATTGCAATACATCCTGTATCTCCTACTGATATATCTAATGTACAAGAAGTTAAAGATCTTAAAGCTAAAGTTTGTGTAACAGGATCCCATGAATCTATTAATGATACACAATCACAAGAACCAGTTCCTAATATATTATTTAAATCATCTTCAAATTCTTGTGCCGTAAAGTTAATAACACAACCTCCACCGGTTGTTGTTTTATTAAGTACAGGAGTCCAATTATAATCCCATATTCCTTTATTTGCTGTTACATATAAATTAGTAATTGGATATGTTAATCCACTAAAAGTAGCATCAAAATTTGGACCTAATGCTGAAGATAAACCAGTTGAAGTTATTGGACCATTAGTTGTTGCGGCATATACCTGCAATAAAAAATTTCTTGATGTAACATCAAATGTATTTGCAGGATATACTACACCTCTAAAAAAGTTCCAATGATTATTATAATCAAGTACAAACTCAGCATGATCATTTGTCCATCCAGATGTTGGTTGCAATTGATTTACAGTTAATGAAGGTGTACTATTATTTCCATGATAACTTTGAGAAATCTCACTATTATTATTTGCTTCATTTACAAATGCTATATATAATAAACCTGTAGGTGCTATCCAACTTGGAGTATTCCAGTTAGGTGGGATTGTAGCTCCAACAGGAGTTGCTGTTGAAGGATTTAACCAATTAAACAAAGTAGGTGCAGGTGATATACCTGTAAAATTACCATTTTTAATTATTCTTGGAAATTTTAAATATGTTTCAGGAGTTGAAACTTCAAAAATATATAAATTACCAGTATAACTTGGATTTGCTGTTTGGTAATTTGTATACCAGTCAGTAACGGCTGTACATAAAGTTTGTTTGTTTGTAAGATAAGTTGCACTACAAGCTCCTGCTTCAGCATAAGGACCTGAAGAAACATCAATATGAACATATATGTCAGCATTATTTGTTATAGCTTCACCACATGGACATGGTTCTTCAATTGTTAAAGTATCTCCAGGATCTAAAGTAGATACAAAGTTATATATATCACATAATGCAATCCAAATATTATTGATTGCATCAGCTACTGTATTATAAGAAGCATTTTGTATCCAATTTGGATTAAAACTAAAAGGAGTACCTGTTGTTAATTGTAAATCTGTATCATCAATACATTTTGCATTTACTGCATTTATTAATTCAGATGTGGTACCTGTTGCTGTATAGAATGGACACCAAACATTATTTATAAATTCTTGTAATATTGTATTTATAAATTGAGTTGAACCTGTTGGTAAGGAACCAATAGGACAACTAGTTAGAGTAAAAGATGGTATAACATTCTCCGGAGGAGGAGTATTTTCTAATACTGTAACTCGTATATCTAAATTATTAATTTGACTTTGTAAGTCTCCTATTTGATCTATTAAGTCACAAACTTTTTGTGCAATCATTTGAACATAGTCAACTAACTGCATTGTTGTTTGATTGTTCTGAACAAAACAAGGTTTAACTGTAACTACACAATCAGGGCATGCTGAGTCAACTCTAGTTGTATCAGTAGGTATACCTTCAAGTTCACAAATCTTTTCAATAAGCAATTGAATTAAAGCTTGAAAATCTTTTGGACCACAAGCTGTTATACCAAGACAAGATAAGTCATAATTAGTTACATTGGTTTGATCTAATAATGTACAAAGCTCTGTAGCCATTTTAGCTACTACATCAGATATAGTATCTCCAGTACATAGATTAATACAATCTAGTGTAGGTCCTTGCCATACCACACAATTTGATGATACTGGTGAACATGGTCTGTTATCTAAATTTAAAGGCTTCATAGTTTATTCTATTTATAATATACAAATTAATTTTTACAATTGCAAGTTTGACTTGTATTATTGTTGCATCCACAAGTACATTCTTTACACTTATAATTAGGATCTTTAAGAGCTTGTAAGTCTATTAGTTCTTTTTGTATTAACCATCTATCATCTTCTTCAGGGCAACAGTTAGTTATACCATATCTTTTTTCAAGAGCTAGTTTATACATTATTTCTGCAAACCTACAAGTTATATTATCATATTTTTCTGGAGTACATATTGGTGTATTATACCCAGGTCTTACAGTTCTGTTATTTTTAAATACTGGTTGAGGACAAACAAAAGCTGTAGTATCAAGTTGTAAACAGTTACCAAAATATTCAGCATATAAAAATTGACCTTCTGGTAATTCTGGTAATATCCATTTCTTTAAACAAATCTTTTCAGAAGTTTCTCCTACAAGTAATGTTATTTCTTGTGTGTTATTTTCACAATCAACATATTCTATAACTTGTTCTGTTAGTGTAAGATTAGTTATTTTAGAACATACACATGGTAAATCAATACCACATTCAGGACAACCTTTATAAGAATTAACTACTACTACATTTGATAAGTCTGTAAATGTTCTAGTTGTAGTAACCTCCCAACAAGTATCACAGTTTTCTATTTTAATAACACCCCCTACATAGTCAGATAAATCTGTTGTAGTTACTATATCACCAACTTCACCAGCACAATCTGTAAGTCTGTAAAATGTAGATAAACAATCATTACATCTTTTAAAAGTATTATCAATTACAACTAATGTTTCAGATGGTGGAACATAATTTATTTGTTGTATTGTAAAACATCCGCAATCAGTTTCAATTACACTTCCTAAATATTCAGATAAATCTTGAGTAGTATATTGTACATCATATATCTTTTCACAATTCTGAAGTTTATAAGCTATATATGGTTCACAAGTTTCACAAGAACTGAACTCTTGAAGTACTGTTACATCTACAGGACAATCACATGGACCTGGACAAACTTCAGTTTGAACATTTATCCAATTATTTACACCTTGAATTACCCAACCAGTTAATGAACCATCACTAATTGTTTCTGGACAATCACCTTGAAATTTACTTTCTGCATAAGTAGTACCAGGATTTGCACAACAGTCAATAATTGTGATAACCCAATTAGTAGAAGGATTAGTTGATGCATTCCAAATATAAAAGTCATCTGTACCAACTGTAAATTTCCATACTCCCCAACCATTATATGTACCTATATTGGTTGCTGTATATTCTGTTACTCCTGATCTATCTTCTATAGTTACAGTTATACAATCACAATTTATTGCAGTACTTTCATCAACTTCCCAGCATCCTTCATAACCTAATAATGTAATTACAGAAGATGTATTTACATATTGAGATAAACTCTGTAGAGTAGAGTATATTACCTCTTTAATATTTGGATCACAGTTTGTAAGTTTATAGCATTTTTCTGGACATAGCCCATCAACACATTCTTCACCTTCAATAATTTCATATCCATTACCTTTAACTAAAGGATAAACTTTTGAACAAAACTTAGTAGCTGTTGAATTAGTAATCAAGTTACCATCACAATCTATATATTGTACTCCTACAACTGAACCCTTTGATGATAGTAAAACAATTTCAAAACATCTACATAAACATTCAGGAACTGCAACATCATTAACTCCAAAATCATTATTTATATCTGTACAGGGTCCTTCATTAATATATACATACCAAGATCCTGAAATTACATCACCACTATCTATATCATATATTTGAATAGGCTCCCCATACAAACTATAAACAAATGCTGAAAGATCATTTGTAGTATTAAACTGACCTCCATCACAGTTATATAAAGTATAACATTGTGGATTACATTCTGGACATCCATTAGGAAATACATACTCTGCACATTCAGCTTCTTTATTTGGAAAAGTACTAAAAAAAGAAGGAGGAATAGAACTTACATTTGGTAATGGAAACCACTCATCAAATGGTACAAATGATATGGTTACTTGATAACAACTATTAGTAAAACCAGAAGGTAAGGGTAAACTAGAATTTGGATAAACTAAAGCAGGGTAATTAGTTCCATTATACTTAAACTCCAATATATCATTTTCATTACAACAACTTGTAAATGTAATTTTTCTAAATTGAAGTTCTGTAGCAGCCATTTTATTTAATAAATTTATTCAAGTTATTATATCTATCTTTTCCCCAAGTATTAACTTTAGGAGTTTCTTTTACAACTGGTTGTTGTGTTTTTAATGATGATTCATACTGTGATGAACAGTTATTACAAACTGTTCTTCCATTAGATGCTGTCTTTCTTTGACATCCGCAAGATAATTTTTTTCCACAATTTGGACATGAACTCATAATTTGTTGGTTTTTAAGGGTTTAACAATTTTTACAATCTAATTTATTTAGAAGTTTAACAGCATAATTAAAGAGAGTCATACCTTCTTGATTCTCATGGCATGTTTCTACTTTAGCTTCTGCAGCTTCTAAAAACATTTTTATCATATGTAATTCCTTTAGCTTTTCTTTTACTTTAGGTGGTGGATCACAATCTGATATACTTATATTACAAAGAATTTTTTCATAATGATTAAGTGCACAAGTCATTCTTAAATGATTATACTCTACATAGACCTTACATTCTGGATCAATTGCATACTTAATATTATAAATTCCATCTGGTAAATTTACAAAACTTGAATCACAATTTTCAGTTTGAAGTCCTAAATCACATGCTGTAAGTGTAGGAGTAGAGTCTGGTACAAATGCTATTTCAGCAGTATATTTAAATCCGGGTGCTACTATGTATAGTTTAGGATTAACTATACCTACTAATGGAGAATATACACTTGTATCAAATATCTTCATTACACAAGGATTTGATACAGTAGGGATTTCTAAACTTAATACATGATTTGCCATAAGATAATAATAAAAAAAGGAGAGGAGAAATTATTATCTCACTCTCCTTTTGAGTTGTTTATAATTTAATATTAATCTACTACTACGATATCACCTGGGAAAGGTACAATTGGATTTGCACAGTTATTACCTGAAATAGTTGGTTTTGCAGTACATGTAGTACATTTATCTAACCAATTATTTATTGTAGCCCATACACCATTTATCTGATTAATATCACCTTGTTTAACAATAAGTTCTACTAAGTATTGATCATTATCAAATGTTCCAGATGGGTTATAGAAACGTGGTACATTATGTAGTAAATAAATTCTATCATAAAGGTCATCTCTCTTAATAAAACCATTACATCCTACAATTGCATCTCCTTGAGTAATTTCACGAATCCTGAAGTCAGTTGCAAAGAAGTTTTGTCTGTAAGATTCTGACAAGATAAAATCTCTTGCTACAGTTTCTCCAACTCCGTTAGCTTGTAAACCAGGACATTCAACACCTACACAAAGTGTTTGGAACTCACATGGAGCACCTGTATAATCTACTTCAGAAGCATAGATTCTTACTGGCTCTAATTCATAGAAGTCAGAAACTTGGAATGTACAATTACCAAATTTAGTTTCTTCATAAGCACCTGTTAAAGTAAATCCAGCACACATATCTGCTGTATATGCTTCTTCTGACCATGCAGAATAATTTTCATATGTTACAGTTAGTGGGGGTATTGGTAATGTACCTAAGTCAACATTATCTGGATAATAGTATGTCCAAGTAGCACCATTGTCATCAGAGAATGTTACAATTGGATATACAAATGGATTGATGATTGGAGAATTCAAAATTTGATTTGCCCAAGCAAAATATACTTTACGTGGATCTACTGGTACTGGGGCAATCAATGGATCATCTGGAGAATCTGGACAACATCCTGTATAACCTTCAAGAGTTAAATAACCATTGTGGTTTAAATATCTTAATGCTGGAGAACCTTTAACATCTAAACGTAGATAGTAAGTTTCACCACATAAAAATTCTTTACAACAAGTACCTGCAGTTTCTCCTGGATTAGAACTTGAAGGTGGATTGTCAACATTCCAAGGAGTGTATCCAACATTGGTTACATACTTAGAAGGTGCATTAGCCTCAACATACCAATACTTACTCACATACTGAGGTTTGATAGTTTTGGTTTTGTTAGACTCTTGGTATCCTCCATGAAATTTACCAATTTTATCATTTGGATAAATTGAACCTGATGCAACAATGACCGCACAACATGGGTCAGTAGCTGCCTCTGGTGAAACTTCAAAGTTATCAGGATTAATAAAAGTAATTTCTGCTGGTGACAACTCATTATAAGTTGTAGCACCTGGTGCAGTTGGAGTACCTAACTGAACACCGTCTAAGTTAGAAATTCCTCCTGTTGCCAAAAGGACTTTTCTAAACGCGTGATTAAAATAAGCCATTGTTTTTTGTTTTAGTTAATAAATATATATAGTATAATATACTCAAAAGTTTTTAAATATCCAAATTTATTTCAAAAAAGTTAATTTATATCTTGCAGAATTAATTGTTGACTTGATAGTATCTAAGTCATTTACTATTTCTGAGTATGGCATTTTAGCCTGTAGACCATTTACCATTGCTGTCATATCATTTAAGTATGATATAGCATCAGCTACTGTATCTAGTTTTCTTGGACTGCTTTCAGAATAACTAAGCAACTTACTTGAAGCTCCTTGATATCCTTCAGCTAAATCATCAGCATGCCCTGGTAAGGCATCATATAAATCATTAAGAGCTTTATGTGCAGCATAAGATCCAGCACCAGAAACTTTTAAATGAAGTTTGTGAAAACTTGTTCCAGCATTCATTAATTCAGATACACATGCCGCTGTCATAGTATCACAACTACTACCTGCAGGAACTCTTGAGTATGATGCACTTGATGAATCATCTCTTTTTAACATTCTAGGTTTTTCCATTTTTATTAGTTATTTCTTTCTGCACCTTCTGTACCTCTAGAAAATTGATTACCTGATTCAATATCTCCAGCAATTATACTAGCTGCTTCATCTATTAATAATTCTATTATATCATCTTTAAATTCACATTCTATATTTGCTGTTGAAGCAAGATTGGTATAAGGATCTACACAACCATCTATTTGTATCTTAATGGGCTGTCTATAGTAGATAAGGTCAGCTTCATCAATGTTAAATTCTCCGTTTGTGTAGATATTTACTTGACCTCCTTTTAATGTTGCAAAAGTTTCTGCCCATTCAAAACTTGGTTGTTTTGCTTTATCTCTAAGAAGTTCTCTTAAGTTGCCTTCTTCAGCAAGATATACCATCATAGGTCTTTTATCACAACAACCCTTTCTAGTTAGAACATCAACTCTTTTCCATTGCAAATAGTCATTAGGAAGAGAACTTGTATAATAATATTCTTTATCTGCTATAGTTAAATCAAATGTCTGAAGTAAAATTTGTAAATCATCCTTTCTTCTTGTTGAACCCTCATCACCTTCTTTAGTAATATTAATACCATGAAGTTGTCTACGGGTCCATTCAACCTGAGCTTTATTAAAAGCCTCAACAATTTGCCAGCAAGTTATATTATCATAATCTTGACTGTCAAGCTTATTAAGTCTTTGTTTTATCTTTATAGTGATAGTACTATTAAGCATCTCTTATTTTTTTTTCTTTTTAAGAATTCTTGTAAGAACATCAGCTCTTGTAATTTTATTTTTAGGAGGTGCTACTGCAGCTAATTTAGCATTTTTAGTAGTACTTTTTGATGTGTTACTTTTTTTCATTTTATCCTCTTTTAATATTTTTCCACATTGCAGCGGCAGCAATTCTTTTACCTTTTTCACCACCACCTGCAGCAGCAGCTACATCAGCAAAACTTTTACCTTTCTTACCAATATCTTTTCCAGCTCTTGCTTTTTTAGCAACTGATGACTTTTCTTTTTTTGTTAGTCCAGCTGAAGGTTTCTTTTTAGTTGCCATGACTATCCTCCGTATAAAGGTCTTTGACCACATTTACCATTAGACAATCTTGCTAATCCAGGAGGGCATCCAGTTTTTACTGCTTCTACCATACTTGGTTTAGCTCCACCTTCTTTCATTTGTATTGGATTAGTAGTAGCATTATATCCAGGCATACCAACAATAGTTTGTCCACCATTTTTCATTTTTTTCATGGCACCACCACATTTAGCGCAACCTAACTTTTTCATAATTATTTCTTTTTAGATTTTACACTACCACCTCTTTTTTGAGTTTTTAATTTATTCTCAAGACCTTTTGTAAATTTTGCGGCAGGTGTATTCTGTTCTGCTTTAGCAGCTTCTTTAGCAGCAGCTTTTTCTGCAGAACTTTTTGATGCATCTTTAAATACCTTATTACCTAAAGCAGTTAAACCTGCAGTAAGAATTCTTCCAGCCCATTTTGCACCACCACAATATACACAACCACCACCTGCACCTGCCCCACCAGCAGGACAATATCCAGGTGGACATTTTTTTGCACCACCTTCTTTCATTTTTGCAACTGACTTAACAGTTTTTTTATTTGTTGTTTTCATAATATATAAATTAACAGTTCCATTTTCTTAAAGACTTATTAATCCTTGAATCAGGATCATTAGCTGTCTTAGAGCTTGTTAGTTTTTTCTTCATCCCACTCATCCTAGCACAAAAAGATTTTCTTCTTTTAGCAGACTTACTATCTGGATCAAGTTTAGAAGGTTTTGTAGTTACAGCTGTCTTAAGTTTACTACCAGGATTAGCTGCTCTATAACTTGCCACTCCTTTAGCATTAAGACCTCCTTCTGGATTCTTACCTTCTTTTCTTTGCCATGCTGGAGACTTTGCCATCTTTTTTCTTTTTAGGATATGGATTTTCTTTATGCCATTTTTTAGTTGCTGCTACTCCTTGCTTTACAGTTTTTGCTCCTGCTTTCTTGGTAAGATTAATTGTATCCCAAATTCCTTTATCTTTTGTAGGATGATTAACCATTATATCACCAGGTTTACCTTCACCAATTTTATTGGTCTTTTTGTAAATCTTGTGCTTTTCACCACCGGCAGTTACTCTTGCCATAATTACTTACTAAAGTTTTTTAAAACATTCATTTGTTCTTTAGCAAGATTTTGTATATCTCTCATTCTTTTAGCATCCTTTCTAATATCATCTGCTCTTTTTAATGTATTCAAGTCAGATTCAATTTCCCATTTTCTCATTTCTGCCTTTGCTGATTGAGAAACTTTAATTGGTGCTGATGTTTTACTAACACTTGCTTTTTTAGTAGTTGATTTTTTTATTGCCATAACTATGCTTTTTTAACTCTTCTTCCCATACCTACTCTAGACTTCTCAGCTTTCTTAGCAGCTAGTTTAGAAGGAGTTAGTTCATACTTTGTTTTAGGAGTATCCTTTGATACTCTTTTTGTAGGCCGGCAGTATTCATTTTTACCACCGGCACCACAAGGTTTTCCTGATTTAGTATCTTGCCACTTTTCTGCTTGCCATCTTTTGAGGTTTGAACCCTCTTTAGTTTTTCTCACAGTACCTGATCCTTTCCTACATTTTGCAATAGCTTGAGAAGCCCTTGCTGAAGGAAACACAGCATACTGTGCTTTTACTCTATGATAACATGCATCTTTTGGCATTATCCTTTTTTAGGTTTAGCTACTGATTTGTTAGTACCACCAGTTTTACCTTTTGCTTTAGTAGAAGCTTTAATTTTTGAATTAACACCAGATTTAACACCTTTAGATCCAGGAGTTTTATCTGCTACTAATTTAGCATTAGTATTAACCATACCACCTGTTTTAAACCTAGGATTTCCTGTAAGTTTATTAGATCCTATAGGAGGTGTATTAGGTTCAGAACTTTGTTCCATAGGTGTAGAATTAGATTTAGTTGTTGGTCCGCCTACACCATACTTTTTCTTTTTAATAGCACCACCTATTCTATACTTAGAAGCCTGCTTAGTTGTCTTGTCATCAACAGGACGTAGTTGTGAATTAGCAGCACCACCATTATTATACTTTTTCATTTTAGTTGCCATTTTATTTTTAATTTAAGTGTTCCAATATTTCTCACAAGCTTGGTTAAGATCCTTTAAAAGATCCTCATGTAAAGGATTTTTTAAGTGTTCTATAACATCAGATACATTTCTACCTAGTAAGCTATTTGACTTAGCATGGTAGATATATCCATCAGGCTTATTAATAATATACTTAAAAAAACTGGAATCACGTACAATTGATTTAATTTTTAGTGTTTCCATATCTAAATTAACTGCATCAATAAATGTTTTTGCTGCTCTTTCTTTGTTAGATTCAGCACCATCTCCTGAAATATATCTATCCATATTTTCATAGATAACATCCAATGGTGTTGATTTTCTATACTGTGTAGAGTTTGCATCAACTACTTTAGCAATGTAAAATAATTTAGTACTGTTTTTATCATATAATTTTTGTAATTCTGAGTAAGCTTTGTTTCTGATTTTTTTGTATTCAGTTCTTACCATTACAGTTTCTTCTTCTTTATCTAAATAAAATTTAGGTGGAACAGCTTTAGATCTTGCATCATCATAACTTTTTGATATCATTGCAAATCCTCCTGCTTCAATAGCATGAAGTTTAATTCTATCAAATGGTTTAAGAGGATCAAGATATACTGGTTCATTACCACATGACATTTCTATTTTATTCCAAAATTCTGAATTGTCAGGTTTAAGTAATTTTACTTTGTTCCAAAAATCTTTATCATCAACATCAATAATATTTGCAGCTAACTCTTTTTCTAATTCAGCAATTGAAGTTCTAATTTCTCTTATTCTTGCTTCTTTAAGTTCTGGATCTAAAAGTTTAATTTCAGGAGCAAATTCATTTAATCCTGTGATATATCTTATGACACCATTATTCTCTAAACAAGCAAGTTGCTCATTATGAGTTACTCCGTCAAAAAGACTCATACCATATTCTTCTAACCCCATGTTAGTAGCTTGTTTGTCAAAGTAAGGTCTAACAGCAATTGATGTTTTTTTGATGCTGCCTACTCCTACTTCAACCATTGTAAAATCTGTTGTTTCCATTTTGTTGGTTTTTATTTGTTGGTTATTAAATCTTAAGTAAAAAGGGAGGAGTTACCCCCTCCCTGTTTTTTATATAGAGTAGATTAGAATGATCCTCCTGTAACAGGGTTTCTCATAACAATCTTAAGGACTTTAGTTGGATCCTTAACCCAGATAGCTGGCATGGTTTGAGACATCATAACTCGGTACCCATTGAATTGTCCAGAAGACTGGAATCCTTGTGTACGTCCCATGTAGTCCATAGTACCATTTTGATACCACCATTTCAATTGATTATCCCAAGACAATTTCAACAAGAAGATGTTGTCATTTGTATTGTCAGTGATATCAAAAATAATGAATGAGTAAGAAGATAATGGGAAACCATCAATGATTGGGTTCTCAATATCATTTGTATGGATGTTGTCAAATGCAGGGTTCAATACAAACTTAACATTTGCCAAGAAAGGAATTACATATGAAGTGTAAGCAAATCCAAAGTTCAAGTCCATACCTTTACCAGTGATTGCACCGATATCAGCAGCCTGAATCAATAGACCAGAAGCAACAGCTTCTCTTTTGATAGCTTCATTTACCATTCTCATTCCACCCATACCTGTTTGTACAACTAAGCTACGTTTTGGATCTGGACCTTGGAATTCAACTTTACCATTGAAGAAGTTGTAGATCTCTCCACGGAATAAATCCAATGTAAAGTTATTTTTGTTGTATACTCTTTTGAATGAGTTATCTAACTGTCTCCAAAGACCCACAGATAATCTAATATCATCTGGACCATCTTGACGTACTCTACCTCCTTGTCCCCACATTAAATAAGTCTCAATGTCAGTTGCAATTTTAGAAAGGTGAGCTGCTTCCATTTGAGTTAAGAAAGTTCTTGATAAATCACCATTATCAAATGCTCTTTTAACTTTGTCTTTACCCATTACCTTAATCATATCTTCTAATGAAGCTACAGAAGGATCTTGAATAGACTTGTCAAATGTTCTCCAGATCTCAGTTACAGGAACTGTACCATCTGCATTCATTCCACCTTTAATCATCAAGTCAGCACGAGATGAGATAGAATAGTGAACATGAGCTTCAGCACCACCAACAAAGTTGTAGAACTCACGGAATGAAGTTCTTGTTGTGATGTCAGAAAATCTTTCACCATATTCTCCTCTAGCAGAACCTTTACGGAAAACTTTAGTACCATTAGTTAAGTACTTGTTATCCAAATATTTGAAGTTATCATTGTTTACCAATTGAACTGTGTAAACATAACCATCACCTAATGGAAGAATATCTTCATCTGTAATGTACATCTCAACTCCGTTGTATTTGTCATAAGTGATGATATCACCATGTCCAAATTCACGTCTGTTAAGTTTAATTCTAAATGTAGAACCATCAGTACCTTTGAATGCAGTGTTTGGCTCAATGTCTTCAACAATGTAAGGAAGATCAATAGAGACAGGAGTCTGCCATCTATACTCTCCACGAGCATTATCTACTTGAATTACATTTTTGCCACCAAAGCTTGACATTTGGTAAAGAGGCATTTCTACTTTTTGAGCCATAGCCCAAAGGTCTACTGGACCTAAATCCATAGGCTCAGCATCCTTCAGCATGTTCACCAAGTGGTAAGAATCCACATGAGAACTTGCTTGATAAGCGGTATCCCGGAGGAATATCCCATTGTTTAAAACTGGAGTTGCCATTTTTTATTTGTTTTTAAATTGTTACTAATTAAAACCGTTTAAACATATTGTTTTGACGGCTGATTGTTCTTGTTGCTTTAGAATAAGGCTTTGGCCTTTCTTCTTGTTCAACACCATTTGAAGAAGTATTTTTTCTACTTTCTTCAGTTTTTAATTGCCTTACTGTTTTTTCTACAGCTTGTCTACTACCTTGATCTTTGATTTTAGATCTGTATCCATCTGGATCAGAAAGTAACCAAAGAGCTTCAGCAATAAGATCATGTCTTGGCTCTACAAACTGATACTTCTCTAACAAGTGTCCAAGTAAGTTTGTAGGTCTACCTGAAATAGAAGGATAATTAGGTTGCACTAATCCAGAGTATAATGCACTTTGAACTTTTCTATCTAGTCTAACACCACCTAATTCACCAACTGAAAGTGTATTATAAACATTATCTTGATAAGCTCTAGCTTGTTCAGCTTGTTGTTGTTTTTTATACTCTTGTTCTGCAAGTTGTCTATTCACTATACTCTCTTGCATTTTATCTAACTTTGGTTTAAACTGTTGAGCCTTTTGTTGTAGTCTACCTAGTTGGTTCCAGTCTTCAATTTCTTCTTCAATTTCTTCTGGAGTTCCAAAGTTAGTTGCGTATAAATACTGTCTTGCTATTTCAGCTTGATCATACTCATTAGAGGGATCTAATTCTCTCATCTCTTCTACCTGTGCAAGAGTTCTAAATAGACCTTTAAGGTCTTGTCCTCCATCAGCTACATATTTTGCAGCATATTGTAGTTCTTCAGGAAGTGATTGGAAAAATTCTCTTGGAGTATTCTCTCTAATTCTTGCTTCTCTATCTTGGAAGTTAGCTTCAAATAACTCTCTGAAATCTTTAGTAGTATATTCTTCTAAAGGTTTCTCATCATCAAAAGGCATTAGAGTTCCTTCCTCAATCATTTTACTTGCAAGTTCAGCAAGACCAGATTTATCAACCTTTGGTCTTCCTTTATTACCAGCTTCTTCTTCTTGAGAGATAAGTTCATTAAGTTCATTAATGGTCTCTTCTACTTCAATCTTCTTTTCTGCAGCTTCCTGTTTTTCTTCAGCAGTTGTTGCAGGATTATCAAAGAACGTCATATCTGTTTTCTCCGCAGTAAAAACAGATTTTTTTTCTGGTTCTTTTTGATCATCTGGTAACATGATGTTTTCAGCACCAGGTACACCAAAAAGAGAATCAATATCTACATCTACTTGTTCTACCGTTGTAGAATCTTGCACCTGATCATCAGGTTTGTTGTTGGTTGTTTCCATGTTGTTGGTTTTATGTTATACTTTAATATACAAAATAAACTTGGAAAATTTAAAAGCTAAAAAAAAATTTTTTGCACTATATAGCTAAACCTATTTTTTCTTTTTATCAGAAGATTTAGAATCATACTTATTTTTATTAACTCTTGCTATTTCTAACTGTTTATTTGCAATATCTTGTTGTGCTTGTAATTTTTGTTGTTCAATACTCATTTTTTGTGAATGCATTACCATATTGTCACTTTGCTTTTGTCTCTGGATATTAGTTTGATCTCTATACTGTTCAGTTTCTCTAATTTCTTTCATAGCATCTTTAAAGTCAGATTCTTGATTTTGATTAACATCAGCCATAGATCCATATCCAGCAGCTCTAATTTCAGCTACAGTAATATCTTTCTGAATCATCTTATCATCTCTAGCAGCAGCTGCATCAATTTCCATTTGTTTTTGTTTCTCTTGAGAAGCCAACTGTTCTTGTTGCATTTGCTGTTGTTGTTGCATTTCTTGTTGTTTCTGATCTTGTAATCTTTTCTCAGACATTTTAAGAACTGTATTAAGTTCAGAAATTGATTCTGATTGTACAATTTTACCAAGATCATAAACAGAGGCACCTGTAGTATTATTTTGCATAGCCATTTGTTTAAGTTGTTCAAGAACAGCTCTATGGTTTGCAGTTGTACTACAGAATATATTTAAGTCTCTCATTAAAAGATCAGTGCCATCTACTTGGAATGTTACTTTTTCATCAGCTTCAGTAATATATGTAAGTCTTGTTGATGGTTTTGTACTATGATAATACTGTGCTAAGTCAGTTCTCATTTGGTGAACTCTTGGCATTAAGTAATCACAGTGCTGCATGAAGTAAGTTTCTGTTTGTGCATATGAAGCTGCAGTAGCTTGTTCTACTCCAGTTGCAGTCATTTGAGCTATCTGCTGTCCCATTCTTTGGGGACTAACACCTATTACTTCATAAGCTTGTTGCTTAAAGTGGTTAGCTAACTGTATCCTTGACATTAATCTCTCTGTCTGAGATAGATCTAGTTTTTGGAAATGTTGGAAGTTTAATGCATTCTCTGTATTTGTGATAGATGTATCTAGAGGAAGCATCTGGAAGTTCTTCATTGCTACATAAGCTTTAGCCAAATTACCTTTACCCCAATCTTCTCCTAATGAGTGTCTTGGTAAAGTATTCTGGTCAAGCATGATGATAGTACCTAATTCATCTACTAAGATATCTGCTATTTGATTATTAACTATGTTATAACCAATCTGGTATGGTTTCATTAAGTCAATAAGTGCAGTAGACTTAGTATTTCTATCTGAGAAAACAGATCCTTCTACTGGAAGTTTACAACCATATAAACTATTGTCACCTTTAAACTGAAATTTAACAGGTCCTATATTATGTCTATTCACTCCAATATAAATAGGTGTAAAACCACCCGGATTATTCATACCCCAGAATGAAGGAATATTAGGTCCAATTTTAATTCCACCCCAGGTTTCATTAATCCAAATCCAATCTATATGTTCTCCATAAATTAGATTATCTCTACTCTTGTTTTTAAAGAGTCTAGTATCATATATTGGTTTATCTGTAACTGTATAATCTTCACTAATAATTTCAGTTAACACTTCACCTGTTTCTGTTACTTTAGTTAGATGACCTACTTTTTTCTGTGACTTCCAATAAGCTTGAGTTACTCTAAGTAGATAAGCAGTACCCTGGTCATAATAGTCTTCTCCCTCAGACATTATTTGAGTAATAATATCAGAACCATCAAGAACATTACCCGCCATAAAAGATGTATACTGTCTATATGCAAGTGATGGCATATTAGTATTCCAGTCATGAGGTTTGGTACCATCATAGAAAGCACCATCATTTTGTAGACCTCCTATATTATAAACTGCAGATCTAATTGGATATATAGCTTCTAATGCGGCTAATTCATCTTCACTCATTAAATAACCAAATCTATCAATTACATCTGAAGGAGTAAACATTTCAGTTTTACCTACCCAGTTAGCTTGTGATACATATCTTATATCTGGTGACTTATGATAAAATGTAAGAACCGGATTCCAAAGTTCTACTTCATAATCATCTTCCATCATTCTAAAATGCCAGAACTCTCTATCAGTAATAAGCATATCTCTAAATGCTCTTTCCTCAAGTTCATCCATTTTAAATCTTTCAACATCAACTTTATGTTGATGACTAGCCCATTGTTCAATTATTGATCTATAGTCTTTTTGAAAAAACTTTTCAATCTCAGGTAATGATTTAACTTTATCAGGAGCAATTTGTTCTTGTGCTTCTGGTGAATTTGGATCTAAACCTTGTTGAATTAATGCGGATATAATTTTTGTTTGTGCATCTGACATTAATGTTTCTTCAATCATTGCTCTTTTTTGTTCAAGCATTTCATTATAAGAAATATCATCAACAGCTCTATAACTTAATTTAGTTGATCTTTTAGCAAATTCAGCTACCAGAACATTAATAACATTTGGAATGATTGGATAAAACTTTAATTCTAAGGCAGAAGAATCTTCTTTAGTAAGAAGTTCAATTATATCTCTATACTCATTATCTTCTTCAACTATATAATCTGTTCTATCAATTATACCTTTAGCTAGTTTATAATTTTTCATTAGTCTTCTAGCATTTCTACGGATTTGTTTTAATCCTTGCCATTCTAACCAATCAAGATTCCAAGCTGCCCATTGATCATCCTTATCTTTTTTAGGTATGAACTGTAGAGGCTGTGTCACACTACCTAGACGGTTATGATCTACTTTGGCCCCTTTTTTTATTTGCATTGCATTATATACCTGCATAACTTTTATTTAATATTTTTGAAAGGTGATCTTTTAAAATTTTGATTATTAAAAGATGCACCCTTACCCATGTTACGGAAAAGACTCTTATTTAATTTAAACAAATTTTCTGACTTTTGCAAGTTTTTAGCTACATCATCTAATATTGTTCTTTTATTATAACCTCTATTAGACTGTTGAATTTTCATAAAAGCTACAAGTGCAGCAAAAGAAACTAATCTATCCACATTGACTCCTGGTGAATATTCTCTCATTTCTTTGATCAACATTGGATCTGGAATTCTTTCTATACCATATGTTGTTCTTACAACTGTACCATCTGTTTTTAACTCTTGATCTAATTCTTCTTTAGTAAACTCTATAGCATAACTAAGAAGATGTGCTTTAAATAGTGTACCTGTATTTTTCCAACCATATTCCTGAAATACATTAGCATTAGATCCAAGATCTTTTAAGAACATGATCTGACTTTTGGGTACTAAATATTTTTGTTTTCTTCTTTGGATCATATATTGGATAAACAAAGAAATATTATTTTCTACTAGTGTCCATGCATTATAAATTTCAATAAGGAACTCTAGTTGTTTATGTGTTTGATTTATATCATCATATCTACCACACCAAGCAGCTACTATTTTACCTTGTTCTACATAGGTTTCTGTTTCTGTTCCTGTAACTTTAGTAACTTCAGTAGGTGCTTTCATTATGTAGATAGAACATAGAGATTCTGAAGTTGTAGTTTTACCTTCACCTACCGGGTCAATAGAAGCATAATAATATCCAAATTCTGGATTATCTATTGGTCTTTCCCAAACCACAATACAACCGGTTTTATCTTCGGTTTTTTTGTTTATTGGAAATTCCATTATTGGCCTTTTATTACTTTTAATAAAACTTGGTTTTCCTTCAGCATCAGTAGATATATCTAAATATTCATAACCATACTCCTTATCTTCTATTCTTCTTTCTTGAGCAGTAAGAAGATGTGGAGGAAATACAGATACTGTTCTGTGTGCAAATGCTTCTTTAATATTTCTTGGATGCTGTGATATTCTGAGCTGATACTCTTCTGGAGCTAACTCTTCTTTCCACTGTTTAAATTGTTTTTCTAATGCTTCTAATGCATCTTCTACAAGTGAATTACCATAATCATCTATATAGGGCGGCATAGACCATTGTTCAGGAATAAATAAACCTGATAAACCTGCAGTACCTTTATCATCTATAAGATCAGTTTCCACTGCATAGATATCTTTAGCTGTAGGATTCATGATCATATCCTTAAGAGGAAGACATTGTGATAAATCACCTACAGATCCTGCAGCTATAAACATACCTGTTGTGATCATACCAGATCTCATGGCCGGGCGCATGTACTCATATGTCTGATCCATCTTAGGAGCAATTCCGGCCTCCTCATGAAAGAAGTATTTAACCGGACCCCCTACACCATTTGTTGGATCTTTCTCAAATGACATACCTTGTATTGTACCTTTGAGACCAACTTCTGTATTTCTATCTCCTCTTCTTACTTGGATCTTTTGTTGCCACATCATTACTTTGTCTGGTGACATAGGTCTATACCATGCTGTATGCTCATTTAAGAATGCTGCATATTCTTGTAAGAATTTCCAGGATCCTTTCTCATTGATATAATCTTTAAGACTAGCTCCCATCTTTAAAGTAACCCCTGCCTCAAACCATTGCTGATTTATAAACTTACCCATATGATAATAAGAAGAAGCTATCTGCCGTTTCTTTAAAATGGCTGCATGTTTATAGTTTAGCTCTGCAAGAAGTTCATAAAGAGCTAAGTGATACTGAGCATCTCTGATTTTAGCAAAACCAAATTTTTGTTCTTCCTTATCAAAGATAGGTAGGAAGTTTAACCACATATAGTATTCTCTTGCAAGAAACCATGTATCATCACCATCTTTAACTATGATACCTTTGCGGCATTTAATCTTTTGCTCATCCCAATAATTTATAAAGTCTTTGGATTTAAAGGGAGCTGTACAATATACTCCATCTTTTTTAAATTTTTCTGACTCTGAAATAAATATTTTATTGGTTGTTTCATTAAAATTATATTTTCCAGGTTCTTTAAATAAATCTCTGATGAATACACTGAAGTCATCTCTGGATTTAAAACTTGTGGTTGTCCAGTTTCCGTTGTCATAGGTTGGTATGTCTTGATAAATTTCACTCATTACATGTCATATGCTAATCCTTGGCCACCTCTTACTCTACTTGATTGTTCTTCTTGAAGATCCTTATAAGCACCTTTAAATGATTGTCTTATTGCCTCATAGTTTTTAGCTGCAGCAATAAGTGAATTAAAGTTACCATCCCTACCATGGGTAATTGGTGTATGTTCCATATATCTTCCTAATCTATCTAACATGGAAGCAATACCTTTATATGCTCTTGATGTAGGAGTCTCATACATTCTTTGACAAAACTGTAAAGCTATAAAGATTGTTTCATCCTCGGTAGAAAAATCTGCATCAATCTGTTCTAGTATTATATGTTCTTTGTCTACATCCGGTGTAAAGAAAAAAGGATTAAGGTCCGGATTAGGACATGCCATGTAAAATAAATAAAGATAAATCTTTAAATAATCTTCTGGATATTCATCCATAACATCTTTCAAAGCTTTTAATGTATAACAATGTTCAGTAGGTATTACTACTCCATTCTGAACATCAAATAGTTTTGTAAACATTATTTCTTTTTAATTTTAGATTTGTTATCATAAAGATAATGAATTATTGCTTGTACTTCATCTATTAAATATGGTATTGCAATTGGTATGACTTCTTTTACAACAGGTTCCCCATTTTCATCTAACTTGGTTATTGGATAGCCCCAGTTATCTTCTCTTTCTACTTGAAAGATTATATGATGAATAAATATTTTTCCCGGTTTTAGTTTAGGATTATGCTTCAATATAATGTACATATAAACACTCAATTGTAAAGCATAGTGATAAAAATTACAATCTTCAAGATTATCTACTGGTGGTAACATCATTTCTGATTTACCTTCCCAATCTACATATGATTCTGTATCAATTTTTTTATTAGTCTTGTAGTCAATGATATTTACTTTACCATTGACTACTTCAACTAAATCTGATTGTCCACAGATACCTATTGATCTGAGATAAACCATATGTTCTGGATACACGCCTGGTTCTAGTTTTTGTGATGGTGCAATTTTGTCACCTTCTTTAAGTTCAGTTGGTTTAAATACAGGTACTGTAACACCTTCTCTTTCCATTGATGCTAAAGAACAGATATCATCTTCTCTTTGGTTATGATACCATGTCCCTAGTGTAGTAGATCTGTCAGCTTCATTTGTCCAGATTTGTTGGATAATTACTGGATCAATACCATACCATTTTGATCTTTTACTTTTACTAACTCTTTCAGCAACTTTCTTTGCATCAAAAGGTTTCTTAAAATGTGAAACAAGTGTAGTTACACTTATCCAATCAATAGCTTCTCCATCAATACTGGTATAACTATGATTATCTGCATTAAATTTTATCATTTCTTTAATTGTTCTATAGCAAGTATTGCTATGTTAAAATTTTCTTTATCTGGTGATCTTAGCATTTCAATCAAACTCTTTGCTGTATCAGATTCAATCTTTTTCCTTTCTTCCATCCACTCAACAAATCCTACAGCATTTTCCATTGCCATTGCATGTGCAATATAATCTGCTCCTGCCGCACCCACTGTTATACTTATATTTCTTCCTTGTGAAGCTATACCATCAGTCATCAAGGATTCTAGTTCTACCCAATTCATGCAGTTTCAATAATAGATTCTGCTAAAGTTCTAGATGCTTGATCTTCAGACATTATCATCTTTCTTAGATTACTTACTTCTTCTTTATCAAATTTTCCCTCAAGATGAAGTATTCTTAGCAACATAAGTTTTTGAGTTGTTTTCAAATTCTTAATCTCAGCACTCATATCACTAATTGGATCATATGCTGTAGTATTATAATTACCATTATTAGTTAAAGTTCCATAAGGTGTTGGCTGAGCATTAATAACTCTATTAGGGTCATTAACTAACATTCCAGCAGGGTATTTATTTGGATCTATGTACATAGTATTAATCTTTAAGGTTATCTAATTTATCTTCTTCTTCTTCAGTAGCTATTGCTTCCCATTTATCTAGTGGACATGATGATGATAGTGATCTGGTTTTAAAATTAAGTGAGCATCCACATTCATTGCAACAAGGAGCAGTACCTTTTACAGCACATTTTCTACCTTTACTTGGACATTCTTCACAGATAGAATATCTCAATCTTGCTATTTCTTCTACAGTTTCATCCCGAATAACAGAATTTGTTATACCCTCAATTATCTGATTCCGGTTCTGCCAAATTAGTTTTAATGTATTTTTCATCTTTTTTCTTTTTAAAAATTTCTTTTTCTAAAGCATCTTCATCTATTTTTTGACTTAGCTTTTCAAGAGCTTCAACTTTATCTTCAAGCATTTTCTTATTATAATAAGCTTTGAATGTTGATGTGTCATGTGACACTAATCCTTTTTTATACCGATCAATAGATTTTTTAACCATGCTTGGTCTTGCTTCAAATAAACCTAATCCTTCAACATTTATCCGAGGATGTTTTAAATTAGTTAGACTACTTCTTATCTCTTTATAAAAAGTTTGAATTAAATCTTCTACAAGTTCAACAGGAATGTTCATTTCCTCTGCTAATTCTCTATAGAGTAAGTTTGACTTTTTTGGTATCATTTACCAAGAAATTTATAATCTAACAAAATACTACCCTCTGTTTGAATTTTTAAAACTGGATTAATCATTATTATTTTTTTGTTTTTTGAATCTTTTAAAACTAATCCATTCTTCTCACATTTATTTATACAGTTTCTTACTGTTTGTTCTGATTTAAAAATAGAATGTTCTTCTGAAGCTTCATAACAAAATCCAGTTAATTCAATAGGTCCAAGTTCACTAAGCAAAGTCAAGCATTGTAAGTCAGACTCACTCATTACTATACGGTTAATATAGCAATGAGTTAATATCTGATATTTAATAATGTCTTTTACAGACATTACTACTCTTTTTTGTACTTGATTTACTAAAGCCATTACACTTCTCTTTTTAATTTTCTTTCAGTAGTTCTTGGTTCAGGAATTGATTGCTCAATATTTTCTTCTCTTTCATCATCTTCCATTAAACCATTATTCTCTTCATTTTGAACTTGATTCATCATCATACCATACTGCACTTGAATACCTGTTCTTTTAAATCTAACCTCATCAATTTTAAAAAGCATCTCTTCATATTGAAGTTGTGCTTCTAAATAAGGTAGTGAGTCTTTGTAAAATTTAAGCATTTCTTTTCTTTTTGCTTCCATTTCCTCAGGTGTAAAACCCTTTTGGTTTTCTTGATTTTCCATTTTTATATTTTTAAAGTTTAGACAAATATATTAAAAAAGTTTAAACTACAAATATTTAAACAAAAAAATCCAGGCATAGAACATACCTGGATTACTATATGTAGTATAATTTTATTTTAGTTTCTTATTCCTGGAACTCTTCTACTTCTATTATATTTTCTTCTTGACATTTTATTACCAGGACATTTTTTTACTTTTTTTGGTGGATATCCTACCATCTCATAAGTACAATCACTATCGGCAGATGATGACATATCTGTAGTGCCTCCAAGTTCATAAGTTTTCATTGATCTTACCATTGGAGGAGTGCCACCTTTTTTCATTGACTTACAAAATACCATAGCATCTGTAACTCCTTTTAATCCGTTTTTCATAGTTATCTATTTTTAAATGTTAAGTTTAATATGGTAAAAGAGTAGAAGTTTCTATTTGGGTCTATCTCTATAGAGAACATATCAAGCATAGATACTCTAGCTCTAATGGTAATTGTCTTCCAATTAGGTTTGTGGCTTTTCCAGTTGTTTCTAAACTTCATATTACAAAGATAATAACATATCAATCAAATCAGGATGTGGATACATATCCACTTTTCCTCTTATTACATTAGTATGAGAATACATACCTGGAGTTTTGTTTGCTCTATCAAGATCTAGTACATCAAATCCATCAGCTCCTTTTGCTTTTACATATTCTACTAAACCTACTCTAGGATCAATAGAATATTTATCTGCTATAAAGAGTATCCAGTTTTTAAGAGCTACCAATTGTGCTTCAGAATAGTTATGCCAAAACTGAAATCCTCTAAATGGTTTAGCTAACTTAATCACTTGACTAGGATCAGCTACAGTATTAACATAAGTCTTTCCATTTACTATCTGACCCATGCAACATACTTCAATAGCTACAGAGTTTCTATGCATTAGAGAGTTACCGGTACCTGTGTGCCATCCATAACCACCATCAGGGAAACATTGTACCATTTCACCATCATATGTTTTAGATTTACCATCTACAGATTGTCCTCCTAATATATATTCAGTAGCTACATTACCTCTATCATCTCTAGCCCACATGTCTGCTACTTGATAAGGATTAGGACCTCCAGCAGTATGATGTAAGAATATCCAGTCTTTAGGAACCGGGCCAGGAAAGTATGTACCTGGCATCATGTAGTGTTTCTTAATCTCTAATGCTTTTACTACTTCTATATTCTCAGCATTATCAGTATTAAGAATACCCATGTGGGCCCAAGTCTTAGGACCTACTATACCATCTACGGCAAGTCCATTTTTCTTTTGATAAGACTTAACAGCTGAATCTGTTTTAGGACCAAAGTCTCCATCTACAGTAATCTTCAAGAATGTTTGTAAGGTCTTTACTGATTCACCCTTACTTCCTTTCTTTAATACTTGCATCTTGCTATTTATTAAATTTTCTTTTCACAGCATTTGCCATAAATGTACCCCATCTTTTGAGTATATTATTTTTAGCATCTACTACTACTTCAGTACCTTCTTTAGTTTTAGTAACAGTTACATCTAGTTTTTCTCCATCAAATTTAAACTCTTTTTCTTCTTCATTAGAAGTAAGAATCACATCTGTTTTAGGAGTATCAATTACTACTTCTAAATTCTTGTCTTTTTTCTTAACACTTACTTTGGTTTTTTTTACTTTAACTTCAGCATTAATTTCTACTGGTGTTTTTGCTTTCTTTGCCATCTTTCTTTTTTTTATTGGTTACTATTTCTTGATCTGGACTATCTACAACAGTTAGTTGAGATAGTGTAGCTGCTACTGTTCCTGCAGTTACTAAATATCCTGCTACAGTTACTACTGCTGTAGGTAATGTAATTGGAGCTGCTATTACTACTCCTGCTGCTGCACCTACTGCAATAGCAATCTTCTGTACATTCTTCCAGAACTTAGGAGTTGGAGCATTCCATCTTTTTTTTATATTAGTCATGTCTACTATTTACTATGAATAACTTTACTGCATCTGATAATTCACTGACATTTTTTGCTAAGTTTTTAATTTCAAGCTGTGTTAGTTCTTGTAATGCTTGATATTTTATTTGACTTTCTTGTTGTACTAGTTCTATTTTACCTTTTAATTTACCTTGTTCTTCTGTATTTTTTCTAACATCAGAATGTATCATTTTTAAAAAGTATCCAAATATAGCAAAAATTAAACTAGCTATAAAAAGAATGAGTGTCATTAACCAGGTTTCCATTGTTATTATGTTATAAATATATATTATAATATACTAAAAATAAATGAAACTACAATAGATTACTAGGTATTTTTACTTATATTTTTAAACTAAGTTACCTTCAAGTAACCATACATTTGTACTTACTTTTGTTATTGTGACTACTCCATATGGAGCTTCAACAGAATTTAATCCAGATAATGAATTAACTATTACTGAACCACTTCCTGGTAAAATAGGAACAGAAGAAGGTCCTTCTGTTGAAACTTTAAATACTGAACCTGTAGTAATATTAACAGCACCATTAAAAGGAAGAGTAATATCTGTTACAGCAGGATCTAAAAGTAAAACTTGTCCCGCATAACTTTGATTTAAAGTTATACTTGGTCCTGTTAAATAACTTACATCAACAACTCCTGTATTTGTATGAGTAACATCAATAGTGTTTGTAAAAATATTATTAGTTACATCCACATTAATACCTGGTGTAGTAATAAAATTAAGTTTTGAAGTTGAACCTACTGTAGTAAATTGTTCTAATATATCTATTGTAGGTATTGAAGATGCAGTTCCAAAACCAGATTGAAATACAATGTTATCAAAAGCAATATTAACAGCAGTATTTGGTGTAGTTGTATTTTTAACTAAAAATAAGTCAAGTTCTCTTATATCTGTAATTGCAACATTAGCTGTAAAAAGAGCTGTAGGTATAGTTACTTGCTGCCACACTCCTACTAGTGTAGGATTTAGACCATGTTGATCTAAATATCTAGTACCTAAACTTGTAAGGGATGGACCACCTCTTAATTGTATAAAAGGTCTTCTTCCTGCACCACCATCTAATGTAGCAAAATTTACTGGTAAGTAAACTCTTAAAGATAATCCAACATAAGTTGCTCTACTTATTGGAGCAGGTGCTGTAAATAATATGAATCTTGTTGTTGAATAAGCAGTATAAGTTGCTAATAAACAAGCTGTACCTGCAAAGGGTGCTGGTGTTGGACTATTCCAAACTGCTGTTGGTGCAGGTGCAGCTCCAGTTGTACTTCCAACCCAATCTCCAGCTTGACTTTCTCTATAGACCCATTGATCTGTAATAGCAGGTGTTATAGCTCCAGCATTTACAAGAACATACTGAACTAATACCTGATCTCCAGGTATAGTTGGTGTAATTGGATTTGTTGAAGGTACTCCAGGAATAACAGTAACTACTCCAAATTCATCAACTACAATTGCATCAAATCTAGGATCACTTGGATCTCCAACAGAAAGAGTTACTGAAGTTGCAGCAGATGAATAATTAACACCACTAATTTGGTAAGTTAAAACTGTAACATCAAAGACCATTCCTGTACCAGACCATGATGCACCACCAGTTAATAACTGAGTACCACTTGAAGTTGTTAGTGGTAAGTCTGCAATGGTTGCATATGGATTTATATTAGATGGTGTATTAGCAGATGTTGCTGCATCATATGCATTACTAGGTAAGTTTCTATTTATATTTGTTCCCATTAGAATGTCTTATTTAAGATAAATATATCACTATAAATATTGTTTCCTGTAGAAGCAACTCCCCATTGAGCTGTTACATCCAATACATTAGGAATGGTTGTATCAAATGTTGTATCATTAACTACATTAAATCCAAATCCTTGAACAGAAGCATTGTTAGTTTTTGTATAATGAAATGATCCTAGTGAAACTATAGATGCTACAGTGGGACCCCCTAATGATCTTATAGTAAAATCAATATTTAAAGACCAGACATCATTTATAACACTACTTCCTAGATTCTGTGCAAGACTGTCTAAAAGTAAAAGGGATCCTGCTCTAACTCTAATTCTAATAGTTTGATTATTGTTAGCATTCATTACACCACCAAATACAGCTCTAAAACTATCACCTACTTTAAATCCATCAGCTGGTACAGTTAATGTACCTACACCACCATTTATTAATGATGTCTCTACATCTGTATTAGTAATAGGAGTACTGTTTGCTGTCTGAGCAAATAATCCCCTAGTATAGCCTAAAGGATTTAAAGAATACTTATCTATATCAATATGAGTACTCATTATGTATTATATGTAATAACCAATTTAGATCCTAAGTTAGATTGTGTATCCCATGCAAATGTTGCTGATGCATAAAAATTACCAAGACCTCCTGCATCCATATTAACTGTTACTCCTGGGGAAAGAGGTACTGTATTAAGTCCACTATCAAATGAAACTAAAGCATCTGCTGTACCAATATTTGCAAAAGATATAGAATAAACAGGATCAGTAATAGTAGCTATGTCATTTTCAGAAATTTGAATATTTGGTGTTATTTGAACTTGAGCTTGTTGAGTACATAAAGTAACAGCTAATGAGTCACTACAATCCTGTTGACCAACTAATACAGGTACATTATTAACACTATCTGAAGCATAAATCTGAATACTATCATTAGTTTCTGTAACACTAACTGGTAATGGATTTCCAGATCCTACAGGTGTACCATCAGCACAAATTGATACTGAGTCAGTACAAACTAATGGTCTAATATCCAAATCAATTGCATCAACAGTAATAGAGTTACCACCATCTTGAATATTCACAGCTGCTGCTCCTGCACCATTTTGTACAGTAATATTTTCTAATGCAGTAAGAGTAGCAGTACTTAATGATACTGTACCATCTACTGTAATACTATTACCACCGTCTTGTATATTAACTGCAGCCGCTCCAGCTCCATTATTTACTGTTACATCACCAATGTCATTACCATTTACAAGTTTATTGTTAATAGCAGTCAATGTAAGTTCTGTAGCTAAACCAGTTGTATTTGATACAATCTGAGCTAAGTATGTATTTGGATTAATGTAAGTAATAGGAAGTACTGGAGTACCTGGAATATTAGAACCTGCTGCAAAATATACAGGTGGTAAAAAAGCTCCTGGAGCAGGTGTTGGATCCCATATTCTTACTTCTAACCATGTAACATCATTAGCATCTACAACTAAAGCTGCTTCAAAGTCAGTACCATCTTGAACAGCAGTTAATATTTGTGTTAACAATGGTTCAACCTGATCTGTATTAAGATCAATTTCTTTAAGATAGTCACAAGCACATTGTTGACCTTGAAGCATTTTAAGTTGCCAAGGAAAGTTATTTCCTTGTAGCCCACTATTTTTTAAATTTCCTATACTATTTGACATGTTTCTTTATTTTACAATTCTTACTTCTCCTGTAGGTGTACTATATAGTTCTCCAACTTTAAGACCACCTGCAATAGCTGCTGCATTATTAGTATACTCTCTTCTTATATTTGCTAAGAGTGCATTAAGATGCCCAAACTTAGCAGGAGCCATATCATTCTCATTTTTAAGATATGGATCTGGTGATACTGCTACAAACTTTACCATAATTATGATTCTATAATTCCATCATTAACTCTTTCTTGAACTGCTTGAGAAAGTTTATCATTAGCTCTTTTAAGAATATCATTTTTTTGTTGAGGATCTAATGTTTTTTTAGCAACTGCAATTTTTTGAGGAGCTTCATATTGTCCTTTGAAAAGTAATCTTCCAGGAGCTGAATAAAACTCAGATTCAAATTCAATTATAAGTTGTGTATATTCTAAACCTTTCTCAGGTTTTGGTAAATCACCATAAGCTATTCCACTATTAAATGGCTGACTAAGTACTGGCTCAGGTTTTTTATTTGGATAGCTGTAAAGAAAAGTAAACTTACCTTGAAATTTAAAGTTTTCTAAACTATTTCCGTATTGGTCTACTAATATAAAAAGTGTATTTTTTTCTTCCATGATTTCTATTTTTTTAAAATTATTAAAGTGTACTGTATACTACAGTTGATCCTCTTTCTACTGCAATCTCTATATCAACAGTTACAACTGCATTGAATGATACTGTATTTCCACCAATTACATAAAAGAAATGTTCATCAGGAGTTGTAATATTATTGTCTCTGTTTATAAATAGTAAATTTATATTTGTCACATCCCCTGTAGAATCATCTTGTACTAACGCATCTGTTCCTAGTGCAGTATGTGTTTCACCAAATAAACTATCAAAGGCTACTACATTACTTGAATTTTTAACTACATTTACTGTAGGAGATGATGTAGTTATTGAACCTAATAATCTAATATATATTGATGCAGGATCTTGCATTAATACAGTTCCTTGAAGTTTATACACATCATACTGAATTCCTCCAATAGTAGTTGTATAGTTGTTTATTAGATTACAAGCAGAAGAACAGTCTGGATCAAAACCAGTAGTTTCTACTGGATTACTTACTATTCCCAATACTTTCTTAAAATACGGTAGGTTTCTACCTAGGTATTGCCACACTTGTGTTAGTGGACTTCTAAATTCTGGATATGTTGCCATGATTAAAATTTTACAAATATATACTATAATATACAAAAAATTTTTGAATAAAAAAAATCCCCAGAAAAATTTCTGAGGATCTTTTTGTTTGATTAGAGAAAAGTATCAAAACATGAGTCCCATAAAGAATGCAATAAACAACATTACAACTAATGTCATGTTAGCATATTTTTTTCCTTCAGGGTCTTCTTCCCACACGTTATGCATTTTATTATATAAAGGTTTGCTCATAGCATTATTTATTAAAAATAAAAAGCCTAGAGTGGTAAGACCAATAATAAAAAGTATTCCTTTTAACATCATAGTGAATCAATTCTTCTTTGTAAATATACTAAAGCTTTTTGTAAATCCTCTTTTTTTGTAGAAATATTTTTCTTACCGGCTCTTGCTACATACTTAATTACGTTACCTAGGTAGAAATCATCATCAAGGTCCCAGGCTTCTAATACGTTGAATACTTCATATGGATTATCTTTACCGCCATAATAATCTGGCCGGGGTCCTTTATCTAAGTTTACAACTCTTTTCTGCCAGTCTACTTCTACTGCTGTAGGGCAAGTTGGTTTATAAAGGTTGGTGTCCTTTCCATAAACTCCATCTACCATATCTTTATATGGAGATTGTTTATCACTACGGGTGCATGCTTTATATAAATTATTTTCCATAACTTACCATACTATTGCTATTGCTGTATCCGGAACCAAGATTCTCATTTTACCATCTACTTCAATTTTCTCTCCTGATTCTAGAGCATATGTTTGAACATATACATGATCTCCTTCCATAATACCAGTGATCTCATCTCCAATAGCATACACTTCTAACTTCTGCCATTGTTTCATAGCTTCCATCATTCTTGCATCCTCATCTTTTGCAGATAATTCTACTGCTGTTTTTTTAAGTTCTGGTATTGTGATCAATACTCTTTTTCCTCTTAGTGCTTTAATATTAGGCATCATATTTTTGATTTGTGTTGGTTAATACTTCTTCTTTTTCTTCAGGTAATCCTTCAAGGATATTCAGTTTAATTTTTTCTAATAAACCTACTACAGCTAGATTACCATAAGCGGCATCTGCTATTCTTACTTCTAATCCTTCACCTTGTTCTGTGATTGACAATAAAACTTTATCTGACATATTAATTAATTTACTTAGTTCATCATACAACTTCCGCGCATGCAGGTTATCCATCCCAGATTCTCTAGCCTGATTAGTTATTTTTTCCCACAACTGTTTTTGCTGTGGTGTCATGTCATCTAAAGGGAATTGAAAAAATCATACAGTGTTGTTGGTTGGACAAATATAAAAACTTTTTTTGTTTAAACTAAAAACCCCGGAAAATTTTTCCAGGGCTCTTAGCTAATTTTAAACAAGTAAATGAAAGTAATTAATCGAAAACAGTACAAATATAATAATTATTTTCCAATAGTTGGATCTATTCCTTTTTTTATTTCTCTACCAAAAGTAATATTATTCTTTGCCCTGATATCCTTATGGGTAAACTGCCAGAATTCTCCAGTAGCTGTGATAATAACTGTGTAGATAGTATCAGTTTCATACCCGTAGTCAGTAACTAGCCAGATAACCCCGGGTCCTTTTGGTGTGTTAACTTCCATTCTGTTGGTTGGTTCATATATCATATCCTATAATTTTAATTTTCTCATCTCTTTCAACCAGTGTTTTATACAACTCTATATCTGTAGACCATTCTTTACCGGTCCAAAACTCAAACCCCAAATAGCTTCCTTTATAGAGGCAGCATAACTCATAGCCTCCTAATAAATATACATACTCGCAACCTAAGATCTTGGCAGTTTCACATTCATAGTATTGAGCAACTGTACCCAGGGAAAGTTTTGGATCCTGATAATCCCATATAAACTGGTATGCCACAAACTGTGTTTCAAACTGTCTATACAAACTAATACCTACCAGATGATCTGTCCAGTATTCTATAACTTGGCAATCTTTAAAAGACTCTAGTTTAATATCTCTTTTAAACCCATGGTGATTACAGTACTTTTCATAGAGCTCAGTATAAGTTTCTTGATGTGCTAATACATCTCCTATGGCAACAGTAACTTTTTTAGATAATTTCTTTGTAGTCTTAGTGGGCCTATAAATACTTAGGTTTAATCTGGTGCTCCGTTCATTATACCACTTATCCTCCCATGGTATCCATCCTTGGTGTAATGCATCTGTAGTAGATTCATCAGGATCAAGTATACCATAGGCACCGTTAACTATAACCTCCAGGTCACTAACCTTACCAAACCCAGAGACATGATCAAAGAATACTTTCATTTTTTAAAGAACCCTTTCTTAGGTTTTTCCTTAGTATTAAACCCTAACTTCTCAACAATTTTGTTAGCTTGTTCTTCTGCATAACTAATTACCTCTTCTTCCTTATCCTTTATGTTCCAGTTATTTAGTAATATACTCATGTGCATAGTTTCATGCATAACAGCTGTAGCTTTCTCTGTAGAGGAATATTTTTCAAAGGGACCCATGTTCAAAAACAAGAATGGTTTATGCGGAGCTTTTGCTGTAAGCTTCTTATCATTAGGATCATAGTTGGTCCAACCATAAATATAAACCCCATTACCTACAGTTTTGTCTACTTCTTCTGCTTGAGCATCTTTACGGTTTAACCCATGCATTTCTTCTACATCATAATAATCAAATATCTCGGTAGCATTTTTACCAACAAGGAGCACATACTCCCCCATGTCAATCTTTTTCATAATTACAAATATATATATATAATATACAAAAAAAACCCCGGACTTTTATATCCAGGGTTTTTGAACAAGTAAAACTTTTAAGTAATGATACTTAATAAATCTATACAAACATACAAACTTTTTTTAAAATTTCAAATTTTCCTATAGAATTTTTATAACATATTAGAGATGGTGTTGGGTCCTCACTACAAGGCCCCCCGGCCTCTCCGCTCGGCAGGGGTACCCCCTGGTCAAGCCAGCTGTCCAAATGAATTTGTCCATCTGTCTAAAAAAATTTTCCTGGCAGAAAATGTTTTTGTTAGCCTATGCCATGCTATGCATGTCATGGCTACTGTCCTAGTCATGCTTCACATGACATATGACAGAGGGAGGGTCTAGCCCTTGTCATAATATAAAATAAAATTTTATCTTATGAATAGTATTATCATTCGGGTTATATCTAACCCTCATTCTAAAACTAGTTGGATCATCTATCCCAACGGCATGAAGCCTTTTGTGATAGCTAAATCCAAGGCCAAAAGCCTTAAGCCTAATAAGGCCTACCTTGTAGACCTTAAGTCTAAGACTTATGGCAATGGCACCAAGACCTTTGTCTATGCAGTCAAAGTCCATGGTGAGCTAACAATAAAGAAGGGTAAATAACCCTTCTTTATTTTTCCCTTCTTTTTCTAGCCCTTAACTTAATTGGTTAACCAATTAATTTATAATTTATGCTTTCAGCAAAATTCCTTAAGATGGGCAAAGGCGGAGCCTTAGCCATCTATGAAGTTCGCGGAACTTCATCTGAGTTGTCTAATTTCATTAGCAACAATTTTAAAGATAG